CAGTTACAAGTCCTTTATTGCCTTGGACATTGCCGAGGCGGTGGCGACGGGCAGGACGTGGATGGGTAACGAGATCAGGACACCAGGCGCGGTGCTGTACATCTGCGGAGAGGGACACGGCGGTATCGGGGCGCGTATCAGAGCCTGCAAGATACACAACAACACTCAGCAGGGCGCGGAAATCTACGTCATCAGACACCAACTCAACCTGCGGTCAAGTGAGGAGGACTTCAACCTATTGATGCTGTCCATCCAGCAACTCATCAACGAGACGGGCGTGGAGTTTAGCCTGCTGCAAATAGATACCTTAGCCAGAGCCTTCGGCGGCGGCAACGAGAACGACTCCCAGGACATGGGCGCGTTCATCACCAACATCGGACGGGTACAGAGGATGTTGGACTGCACCATCATGATCCTCCACCACTCAGGCAAGGATGCCACAAGAGGACTGCGCGGACACTCTTCGCTGCTTGGAGCCGTGGACACGCAATTGGAACTGCTGAAGATGGAAGGCGGTAAACGCGACGGGATTGCGGGGTCAGGACTGCTCACAATTAGCAAGCAAAAGGACGGCGCGGACAACATCAAGATCGGATTTGAGATGGTTGAGGTGCAGTTATCAGCGTCCAGTTTGGGCCTAGAACCTGTCATCAGCCTTGCCGTTAACCCTTCGGATGAGGCAACGAGGGTCATGGCAGACACGGAAAAGAAGGAGAAAAAGCCTCCTTTGATGCGGGATAAGGGCGGCGATCAGAAGGTTTGTATTGACTCTCTGCACAAGGCAATCAAGGAATTTGGGGAGATGCGGGACCTTGACGGTAAGAGAAACAAGGCCGTAAAGATCGATTATTGGAAGGAAAAGTTTAAGGAAGTGTGGGGATATGAGAAAACTGGCAAGCAGATTTCCAACAAATTCAGCTTCCTGATGCGTCAGTTTGTAGCAAGAAACAAGGTTGTTGTGTTCAAGGATTACGTTTGGGCGGTATTTGAGGACGAATCTGAGTTTGGTGGTGATGATGAGTGAAAGTAAACAAATGGTAAACAAATGGTAAACAAATGGTGCGTCCATTTGTTGGTGGTAAATGTAAACAAATGGTGGCAAATCCCTTAAGGGATGCCCATCCATTTGTTTACATTTATGAGGACAGCGTAAGAAACTAGTAAGGATTGATATGGTGACTAAAAAACGTGCAGTAGTAGTAAAGGTTGAGCAGCCAAGTTTTCCAACAGACCCGTTCAAGGTTAAGTTGAACTCGTTGCTGTTGTCGATTAGCAATCGGAACAAAGACCACACTGCGGTGTGGGGTACTGATCGTTTGATTAACTTGGTGGATGCGGAGTTGCGGACTAAGTTTTGGAATCAGATGGAGCGGGTCTGGTTGGCTCAAGAGAATCGGGACGAGGAAAGGTTGGAGAAGGCGGTCAAGGGAATGATTGCGGGTTACGACGCTTTGGAACGGTACGCGGTTGCGAACGGGATCAACCCGATGCCTGACATTGCGGCGATTGAGCATGAGATGGCTGACGGTTCGGTGATGGTCATTGTCAAGACGAAGGCTGACGCGTTGCTGTACCAGCAGTTCCGTCCAGAGGTACAAGGACGGCACATCTGGAACATGGAGGAGATCGAGACGATGATGGCCGGTGCGGTGATGCGAGAGGTCATCAAGATCAAGCAGTTGGACGCTGGAGCCACGATGGTGAAGGTGGGCGGTGACAGCGGGTTCGATGACATGGAGAGTGACTTGGATTTCAGCAAACCGTCAACGCTGGCAAAGAAGTTCAACACGGAACTGGCTGAGGCTGGCAGGAATGCCTCAATTTAACGAGAAAATGGGTAGGTTGATAGGTTGGGTGCTTGGATAGACTAAAACGCTTAGAAAGGGCTTAGAAATGGCTGGTAGACCGAAACGTAAGGAGGACTTGATTAAATTGGATCAAATTCCGCAGGAACAGATCATCGTGATGCTGGAGGAGGGCAAGTCGATTACGCGGGTATGTATGGCGTTAGGCGTGGGTCGGACGGCTATGAATGTGTGGTTAAGCAAGCCAGAGAACGTAGAATTGGTCTCGCGTGCGCGTGTGAGGGCGGCTGATCTGATGGTCTCCGATGCGCTGGACATCGCGGACTCAGCGTCCATCGAGGAGGTCAACCTGGCCAAACTACGCATCCAAACGCGCCACTGGACGGCTGAGAGGTGGAATGCGCCTGCTTACGCGCAGCAGAAGGGTCAGCAGGTCAGCATCAACATTCAGGGTATGCGCATGGACGCACTGCGACACGTCGAGGTGCTAGAGGACTTATCCACACCCAAATTGTCCACTTAGTCACAATAACCTGTGTATAAGTACCATACGACCACACAATCCATGTATAACCTGTGCGTAAGTGGCAATCCTATTAACATAATGAACACTGTATCAATTACAGTTCCGCATCGTGGAATCCTGCCCGTCTGGGGCTGGGTTCTGGCCGTCGGGCGGCTGACCCCCCCCTTCGCGCCATCGGCGGGGGCGGGACTGATGCTGCCCCTACGAAATACTGACCACCCCCCCCACCCCCACTATGGAACTCGCCCCTCTCCCAAAAAAAAATAAAAAAAACGTGGAATTGACTACTCAGGCAATAGAACAGATTGCGGCCATGTCCGCAGCCGAAGACAAGAACCCGTTCATTGCGTTCGTGAAACGCTACAAGCACAACCCGACCCTGTTTGTCCAAGAGGTACTCAACACACAGCCCGATGACTGGCAGAAGGAGTTCCTTGCCCACATCGCGGACGGCAATCGACGAATCAGCGTCAGGTCAGGCCACGGAGTCGGCAAGTCAACAGCAGCGTCATGGGCGATCCTTTGGTATCTGTTCCTACGCTTCCCAGTAAAAATTGTCTTGACGGCCCCCACCTCCAGCCAACTGTACGACGCGCTGTTTGCTGAGTTGAAGCGTTGGGTGAAGGCACTGCCCGAGACCCTAAGAGATCAACTCGAAGTCAAGCAAGACCGCATCGAGGTCAAAGAAGCCCCCAACGAGGCGTTTATCTCAGCACGGACATCACGAGCCGAGCAGCCCGAAGCACTCCAAGGGGTTCACTCAGAGAACGTGATGCTGGTGGCTGACGAGGCATCGGGTATACCTGAACAGGTATTCGAGGCCGCAGCCGGCTCTATGTCGGGTCACTCTGCTGTAACGCTATTGCTGGGCAACCCTGTGCGCAGTTCAGGGTTCTTTTACGACACGCACAACAGGCTGAAGGATGACTGGATCACGATGCGGGTCAACTGCACCGACTCCCCACGAGTGTCAGAGGCTTACGTCGATGAGATGAGGTCAAGATACGGCGAGGAGTCCAACGCCTTCCGTATCCGCGTACTTGGCGAGTTCCCGCGTTCAGACGATGACACCGTCATCCCAATGGAATTGCTAGAGATGGCCATGAACCGTGACGTGGAACCCTCCGCGCACGCACGTTTGGTGTGGGGCTTGGACGTTGCGCGGTTCGGTTCCGACAGGTCAGCCCTGTGTAAGCGTCAGGGTAATGCCGTCTTGGAACCCGTGAAGACTTGGAAAAACCTCGACCTGATGCAACTCACCGGCGCGGTGGTGGCAGAGTACGAGGCACTTCAACCCAGCCAGCGACCCCATGAGATTCTTGTGGACAGCATCGGATTGGGTGCTGGCGTAGTTGACAGGCTGCGAGAACTGAAGTTGCCGGCGCGAGGCATCAACGTCTCAGAGTCACCGGCAATGGGTGCGACCTACCGAAACCTGAAGGCTGAGTTGTGGCACAAGGCGAAAGCCTGGTTGGAGCAGCGGGACTGCAAGATGCCCAGGGACGAGTCCTTAATTGCTGAACTGGCGGCTGTCCGCTACTCGTTCACAAGTTCAGGGAAAATACAGATTGAGGGCAAAGACGAGATTCGCAAGCGTGGCTTGGCCTCTCCCGATAGGGGTGATGCATTCTGTCTCACATTTGCCAGCGATGCCATCATGGGAATGTACGGCTCGGCGGCAAGTTCCGTTTGGAACAAACCCCTGCGCCGAAATATCCCGAGAGTTGCATAATTGGGCATTCAGTTTTTGAAAGGATAGGTAATGGCCACACAACCAAGCCGTAGCG